CAGTTTTTTCACCTTTTTTGTTATATGTTATAAAGCATGTTTGGATATTACTACGCTCTCCCTTTTGGATATATAGTCAATTTTCTATATATTCGCACAGAAACTTAGAAAATTCACATAAACAATTGATTTTCTTATAAGAAGTTTGCACTTTTAAAGATTATCAGTATCTTTGCGGTGCGAACAAAATTATAGGGGCGGCAAACTCCTATGACTTCATCATTGGAGTTTATTTTTTGCCAGTACATATCGAGTATTATCTTTATTTATATTAAGATATTGCACCTACCGAGTGTGGTAACGGAAACGTCCACAAATAAAATCCTATGGTTTTGTTCGCAGCTCGTAGTAGGTGCATTTTTTTGTTATGCGGACAGAACCTATTCAAGTCCTAAGCGAAACTGAGTTGCTTGGGCACAAATTCACGGTTTACGGAACTGCCGAAAATCCGTTGTTCCTTGCCAAAGAAGTGGCAGAGTGCATTGATTATGCAAAGACATCGCAAGGCTACTATGATGTATCAAGAATGGTAGGCACTGTGGATGAGGAGGAAAAGTATCTACGAACAATTTTCGTAGATGGTAGAAATTACGAAATGTGGTTCTTAACAGAAGATGGTTTGTATGAAGTCTTATTCCAATCCCGTAAGCCAATCGCCAAAGAATTTAAGAAAGGAGTTAAGGAAATCCTAAAGACTATCCGTAAGACTGGCGGATACATTGCCACCAAACAGGATGACACTCCCGAAGAAATCATGGCACGTGCGCTGACCATCGCAAACGAGACGCTTGCAAGAAGAGAAAAACGTCTGAAAGAACTGGAAGCGGACAATCAGCACCAACAAGAGGTTATCGAGGAGAAAGATGCGAAAATCGCCAAAATCCAACCTAAAGCCGACTTCGCCGAAGTCGCCTTCAAAGCAGAGGGCAAAGTGGACATAGGTCAAGCCGCAAAGATACTCAATCTCGGTTTTGGGAGGAACACCCTTTTCGGGAAGCTAAGGGATGCGGGCATATTCTTCAAAGACAGGAACGAGCCGAAACAAAAGTATATTGACGCAGGCTACTTTGAAATGACGCTGTTGCCGCCAATACGCAGAGACAACCACCCAGACATATTATGCCAAAAGGTGTTTTGCAAGCCCAAAGGACTTGCTTATATCAACCATCTATTTGGCGGAAAACCTTCTGACAGAAAGATTTCGCCTATAAAATAGTATAGCACAACAACACATATTTGCGTAGTATTTAGTAAATTTGCAGAAAACGAGTAGGTTATGGAACGGATTAAATTAACAAAGGAAGAGAAACAAGCATTCCGGATTGTTGCGGAGTTTGGCGGGAAATGCCCGGCAACATATCCACAGCATGTATTTACTGCTTCCATCCGTTCTATTGAAAGAAAAGGATTGGTGAAGGCTAATTATGTAGTTGGCGGTCATGTATGGAATGTCAAACTCACCGAAGAGGGTAAGCACTATCTTGCCGTTAACCCCAACTTACACAATCCTATCAATTGGAATTTGATATTTGCCATTGCAGGCGTACTTATATCTATCATAGCCTTATTCGTTAGCTGCATGAAGAAATACTAATCACGCTATTTTAATCATCCGGCAGTAGGTTCCAATGCCCGGCAGCTATAACTATACCCAAAAATATATTGCCACGTAAACAAGCATAGATGCACGTTGAGGTTTCGACCAACGTTCACGTTATGATACCCCGCCAGTAATACGGCTGGCGGGCAGGTGGCAGGAATAACGACTAAAACAAATATTCATCATGGAAGAAAAGATATATAACTTGCAGAAAGAGAACAAGCTCCTCAAACTTCAATTATTGCGCCTATCCGAAGATATTGAACTGATGTATGAAAGGATGGAAGAACTTGAAAAGAAACTTAAGGAGAAGCGGATAAAGAACCCCTACATGAAAATCGTGTCACCCGACAGATAGTATTCATTGCAAATATAATGTAAGCCGGGAAACCATATCAATTTTCTAATATTTTACTTGATTATTTAGAAAATATACCATATATTTGCAGTATTGATAATACAAGCCAAAGAGCTGATTAACGGATATGCCGTTGATTGGCTCTTTTTGTTTTTTTACAACACAAACTCAAAATAACACATGGCAAAGCCTTACAGTATCTATTTTCAGAAAAGTAAGCTGGGGAGTCCTGTTATTGACACCAAATCCCAATGGGGGATTGTGTGCAAGGACTTCCCTTTTACTGTATATGGAGATATTAAGGATTTGCCCAAAAGGGACTGGATAGACCAAGACGGAGAAGACACCTTTTTCCCCGAAGAACTCTACGTGCAAGCCTATGATATAGAAATAGAGTTTGCCTATAAAGGTGATATGGGAACAGCCAATGAAAAAATTGTCGCCTTCCTGGACTATCTGATAGGAAAAGACGGTTACGGAACAGAGTTAAAGGTTTATGACACCTATACCCAAATAGGCAGGCAGGGGGTTTATTTTAAATCTATAAAATCCGACCTTTTTGTCCGCAAGACAGATGAGGGAGATGTCGTAACTTTCAACATTACATTTCGGGTAACTGACCCTAAAACACAAATTATTCTTACGGCATAATGAGACGGTTTATAATATACAGCAAAGACGGGCAGACGCAACGATGTGTCGCTAACAAGTTAGAGTATAACGGTGAGTTCATGGGAGCTTGTTCCGTTAACATTACCGTTACGTCCCCCACTCCGATTGATTTTACAGTCGGGGACTATCTGATATACCGCGGAGAAAGATTTGAAATAAACTACGACCCGACTGAATTGAAGCAAGCCTCCAAAAACACATACGGAGAGGCTTTCAAATATGAGAACGTAGTTTTCAACTCTCTTGCAGATGAACTGACAAGATGCGAATTCCTGGACTATGTAAAAGAGGATAACTTAATTCACTACTCTTCCCTACCTACATTCAGTTTTTACGCTGAAAGCATAAATGCTCTCGCAGAAAGAATACAGGTGAACCTTGACCGTATCTATAAAGGAGAGCAAAAATGGACGGTTACAGTACATCCAGAATATGTTAATGAGACTAACAAATCCATATCAATAAGCAGTATAAACGTTTGGGACGCACTCGCTTTGGTAAATAGCGAGTTTAAGGCAAACTTTATCATAAAGGAGCGAACGATAACAATAGGCACTGCCGGAATTGCAGTAGGAAACATGTTCGGGTATGGAAAGGGCAAAGGGCTGTACTCCATACAAAAAACCGCGGATTCGTCACAGAAGATAATTACCCGCCTAAGAGCATATGGTGGTACCAAAAACTTGCCGTACAACTATTATCCAACATATGGAAGTCCTATTGTCGAAGCTCCCATCGAGGATGTATCTTACGGATATGACCCTAATACACATTTGATAGACGGCGCTGTTGTGACTCTTCCTTTTTATATGAAATTCCTATCCGACACAGCATTGTATGACGTGACAATCAATGGGCATTCTTATAAAATAAGAAGAGGTAGCTTTCTTGGGAAATGCTACGTTTTGTTGAATAGTGGAGCCGACAAGGACAACGTCCGCATAGGCGCAAAGATGCGGATAGAAAAAGGTATTGAGACGGACAATGTTCCAAGAAAGTACAAAAGACCTTCTGGAGCATTAGTTCCCAATAATATGGCTGTTAAAAACTTGATGCTTCCTGATTTTCCGGAAAAGACACTTGACCCATACCTTGATAGTAAAAACATAGATATTATCGGAGTTCGGGAAGGTTCGGTTTTCTTTGACGGGAGCGATACTTCTTTGCCGGAAATATATCCGTCTATGGAAGGAATGACGGCACAGCAGTTGAAAGACGCGGGAATAATCGTAAATGCTACCGGAGCGTTGGATGAAATCGCTTCCGATTCTGTGAATAAGGATAATACGCCAATTGCGGATGATGGCTACTTTGAAGAGGGGGAAACCATCCCACCGTTCAAAATATATCTCGAAGACATTGGATTTGACATAAACGATTACTTTACCGATGAAACTCCCACCATATCCATGAAAAGCGGAATGTGTGGTGGACGTGAATTTGAAATACTTAGAGATGCAGACAAGCCCGTAAAACAAGGTGACATGTGGGTCTTGACATGCAACAGAGTCTATGATGAAGGTTTGAATCTTTATTTCCCATATAAGGATTTTACTATCAAGGTCGGAGATAAATTTGTGCTTTTGGGCATTGATATGCCGGATGTGTATATAAAAGCCGCTTCCCAAAGATTGCTAACAGCTTCCAAAGAATATCTTGCAAAAAATGATTATGTAAGATATACTTACGAGCCTAAAGTAGACGAAATATTTATGGCGCGTCACCCGGAACTGCATGACAGTATAAAGGAAGGTGATTTAATGTTGTTCGAGGATGAAGACCTAAACATCAATGGGAGCATTATCATTGACAGCCTTACGATAAAAGAAGGAGATGGACTTATTCCAACGTATGATATTACCCTTCGCAATGACAAAGCGGTAGGAACTTTAGAAAAGATACAGAATCAGATAGATTCAATAGTAGGCGGGCAAGGCGGTGGAGGATTAACTACCCAACAAGTGGAATCAATCATTAAAGCCTTTGGAGAAAAGCTGTTTTTGAATAAAACCAAACCTGACCAAACCAGCTATTTAATAAAGTTCTTAGGTGGATTGTTTTCAGACTACATCCAGTCCATGAACTTTTCTTCCGGTGCACTCGGTGAAGGCTTTGTCATTAAAGTAGACAGCAAGACGGGTAAATCCTACATTGAAGTGGACGAACTCTTTGTGCGTATTAAGGCGATGTTCTCCGAACTGGAGATAAAGAAACTCTCTTATGCAGGCGGAAACTACATGTTCACCGCTGCCGGAATGAAATGCGGAAAGGTTGAGGAACACGAGGATTTTTGGCGTTGCTATCTTTTGGTGGATGATGGAGAAACGGCTATCGAGAACCCGTTCAAGGAAGGTGACCAGATACGTTTTCAAGACTTCAATATCAAGCCGGGTATCTACGAGAATGTATCCAACCGTTATTATTGGCGCTTATGTGTAGGTGTTGGTGAGGATTATATAGACCTCAGCAAGACGGACTGTGATGCAAACAGCGACATACCGCAGGAAGGTGATAGTCTTGTACAACTCGGAAACAGAACAGACAAGAAGCGTCAGAACGCAATAACATTGTCCGTGTACGGGGACGATGCACCGAGTATCCACCAGTATGCAGGAATAAATTCTTATTCTTTAGCTGGCAAGGAAGTGACGGTTATCAGTCCGCAAGGCAACAAGTTCATGGGAGACTTTATCTTGAAAACGGGAATAAACATTATGACCCAATTCAAGATACTGGAAGATTTGATTTACTCTGAAATCTCCAAAGTGCTTGACGAGGTGCAGGCAAAGGATAATTATCTGTATAACGCATCATTTGCAAGCAATACGAACGGTTGGGAGACAAAGAACGATGTTCGTTTCTTTACTGTAAACGGAAAGTTCTTATTGGTTAACGACAAGTTCTATTCCCGCAAGGATGCCATGGTTGCCATTATTAGAGACGGAGATAGAAACGTGCTTCGTATCCTTTCTTCCGGAATTAAACAGTCAAATGCGGATTTAGCCAATAAACCGACCTATGAGGAAGGAGAAGAACCGAGAAAGTTCTTTATCTCTTTCCGGTATAGGGTAGTTACAGCCGGAACGCTGACAATAGGATTTCCCGGTCAGAGCCTGCATTTCACCGAACGTCTTGAACCGGGTGAGGAATACGCAATGAAGGAGTATTCCGGCACATGGGACGGAACGGGCGATTTTGAGTTGAAGTTTACGGGGGATATATACATGCACTCGCTGGCATTGACCTATAATGCCTACGAGGATATGATAACAAAGTTCGAGACCCAGCTAAGCCAAACCAATGAAAAGATTGAAGCGGTGGCAAAAAGGACATCCAATCTTGAAAGCAAGAGCGCAGGATGGTTAACCACTGCGGATGGTGTCAAGATTTGGGCTGCTGCGGAGTTTGGAAATGGAGTAAAAGCTTCGTCCTTGTTTAATGTGTCGGCGGAAAGTATAACGTTAAAGTCGCAACATATTAAGTTGGAAGGTATAATTACCGCCAATGGAAATATCAAGATACACGAAGATGGCTCTATTGAATGTTATAACGGCTCTTTTACGGGAGAGATAAATGCAAACAGCGGGGTGTTTAAAAATGTAAGAACTCCTAACAACTCTTTGGTGATAGACGAAAATGGGAATGTTAGCATTGTTGGCAAAATATCAACCGCTTCGTCAGGTACAAAAATAGAAATAAACCCAAATTCAAACAGCCTAAAATTTTATAATTCAAAAGGATATGATGTGGGTGGATTTTCATTCCTTGATAATGAAGCCGGAGGTACTTCTGTTACTTACCCAAGCTTAAAATTAGACAATATAGCAAGTGATGGCAACTTTACTGCGTCTACCACCCTTTATGCAGGGACATTGTCAATGATTTCAAATTCAAGTGGTCCAAGATACCAAGTGTCTCTTGGCTTCAGCGGACTTTCTTTTTATAAAGATGGAAGATTAACTAAATCATACCCAAGCTCATGAAAAAGATAAATTTTAAACAATTACTGATT